GCTTCGATGTACAAGTCTTTATGTGGGATGTAAAAGTCTGGGGTATAATTACGGGGCTTTGGTATATACGTCAGTTTCTTCGTCTCGTATTCAAACGTAACCCCCTTTTCTGCAAGGGACTTGGCTATGTTTATTTCGAACATAGAACGATACTTTGTATTTCTCATCAGTCTTGCAGGGGAAACCCGCCCTTTATCATTTGTAGCCTTTTTAACAGATACTGTTCTACTTTTGGTGTATGCTTGTCTAGATTGTTTAGTTCGTCGCTTAACCGCAGTGTCGGTAGGCATATTGTTGCACCCATTCTCAGTTGATACGTGATTGCTTGAATCTGCTCTTCAAGTAAAGGTATGTCCCTAGCCTCAGTATCCGCAACAAGATAGCCACTATCATCGTAATTGTTGCGAAGGGTGAGAGGCAACGATGTTTCCATCCCGCGAACTTGCACGGTTGATGGGTCGCCGCCTCTCTTCTCATGTGATTCAACATACACACAACGTAGTGCAGGATTTAGCTGCAACAACTTCAGTGGATATGTTTCTACGTACAGGACTGGCATCAGACTTCCTTGTTTACCAATTTGGTATACCATACCTTCGGTGGGAACTTAGCCTTAGATGTCACCTTTTCTTCATACACAGCTTTAGGCCAGCACTTCTCTTTGAAAGAGCAGAAGGTACAGGTCTTCGGCATCAGCTTGTTGCCCGTAAAAATTTTCTGCCCTTTAAGCGTGTAGGACTCGTCAGTTTCATCGAAAGGTATCTTGAACTTACTGTCCTTCTCAAGGCTCTCCACGCGGCTCCTAGCTTCAGCAAGGTACGCTTCACGGTCTTCGGTTTGGTCTTCAGGTGCTTCAACAAAGTCCCACTCACCAGTAGACTTGTTGATTGCAATCCAACCCCCGAATGGCATGTCCTGTGCTTCAGAATACAGGTAGCCCTGCATGATGTAACCGAAGGGGTCATCCTCTTTGATTACATCATAGCCACCACGTCCTGAGAACTTGTTTTCGTAAGACCAAGGGCTGGTAGACTTGATGTCCCAAACCTTCTTCTCACCATCGTCTAGGATAATATCGAGAGTACCCTTGACGTTGTTGCCAGCAAGTTCTAGTTCACACTTGCGCTGGGTATCAACAACATTGACACCAGCAGCCTTCATGACGAACACAGCTACCGCCTCTACAAGGTCACCCATCAAGAAGCGCATGATATCGTTGTATGACATCTCTTGGGTGTGTCCCTGCTTCTCCATCTTCTGCTGACAGAGAGGTCGGCCTAGCCCAGACATGCGAACACGAAAGTCACCTCTATCGGATAGCTGCTTGCGGAGAGAGTCCTTGCAGTCCTCACCGAACTGTTCAATCAAGTCTTCAAGACGGGAAGAGTCAATCTCCCCCCGTCCTGCTTTCTTGAGAAAGTCCTGTATTTCTACAAGGGCAATCATGATGCAAAGCGGTCAGCTAGATTCACGTCATCATCTGACATGTTCTGCTTCACAGACGCTCTATGCTCTTCCACAATCTTATTGTTTGCGGCAGACACAGTGTCCATGAACTTCTGCATCAGTTCCTTACGCTCTGGCGTGAAAGATACTTCCTTCACAAGCGATGGCTGTGGAACCCAATAGGTTACACCACCGTTAGACATGCGCTTAGTCTTCAGTTCGATAAGCGCAGTTGGCAACGGAATCTTGTTACCCAAGTTGTTCTGGATGAAGTCGTTCATTGGGCGGAAACCCGAACGCTTGAAATAGCCTACGAATGGCAGGTCTTTTACAGGAGAGGCTTCCCCTGCGGCGTTGACGGCGTTTGGCATGTCAAGCTGACCGTACAGGATGATGTTGCACATCACACTCTTACTCAGTAACAGGCGTGGGTCGTCCTCAGACAAGCCCTCTTCTTCTGAGCGGGTAAGCCTACCACACTTCATGCCACCAGAGTTATCTGGGAAAGCATCAGTCATCTTCTTCCGCTGGACAGAGCGGCAGGTAAATGCCCCTTCATCTTGGTCGTAGATGCTGTACTCGAAGGTACGCAGCATTGGGTTGATGATTGCTGAGTCAGCATACACCATCTCACTACCGTTGTAGATTTTCCAAGTACCACGCTTTAAGGTATGACCTTCTTCAGTATCCGCATCATAGTTAATGCGAAGACTCGCCGGACCCGATTGTTTCGATTCCGCGATGCCATCTTGACCAAGAGCAGCAAGCAGTTCACTCTTATCATCACTAATGTTAACCGAAAATTCATTTGTTACCAGTTCTAGTTCGTTACCCATGTCATTCTCCATTGGGTTAAGGTTAAGGTAAAATGATTATACTTCAAACACGGCTTCTAAGTCAAGCCAATTTTTACCCATTTTTAATTCTATCCCGACAGGCATGTTGTACTCCTTGTTATATCTGCGTTTTGTTTCTTGTGGCAGACACAACATGGCTTGCGACATTACCTGAATACACTGCTCTTCTTCACCGGGATAGACATCGATGACAATAGAATCATGAACTGTGTTGCATATAACAGACTTCATGCCCTTCATGTCGTGATGAAGTTTGACCAGAGCCATAGGCAACAGGTCTGCAGTGGCAAAACCCTGTACAGGATAGTTACAGATTGCTGTACGGTTTGTAGCCGTACCCCACTCAGTCCACTTGGCATCGGGGAAAGCATACTGTCTACCTGATGGCAGAGTAATCTCTTTCTTAGTTACCGCATCTTTCTGCAAGTCTTTATGCCAGTTTGTGACACCACTATACTTATCTTTGAAAGCGCGGTAGTAGCGTTGCTGGTCTTCCGTCCCACTAACACCACCATACAAAGGCTTGAAGGTGTGAGCCTTCGCTTCTTGTCTTGTACATCCGATAACGCTGGCAGTGTAGCTATGAACATCTGTACCAGCCTCAACGTCTGTGAGGATACCCTCATCGTTTGCGAGGTAGCCAGCAACCCTGAACTCTAGCTGGCTGTAGTCACCCTCTAGGATTGACCCACCCTCGAACCTGCTTTCTACTGCCTTACGTATAGCAAAGGTAGAACCACGGGGCATGTTCTGGAAGTTAGGGTTACGGCTGGACAGTCGGCCTGTCGCTGTAACACATTGCATGAACTCTGTGTGGATGAAGTCGTTGCCATCCATGTTGTTCTCCATACCCTCAACGAATGAGCGGAGATAGGTTCGCAGGGCAGAGTACCGAATATAGGACTGTGCAAACTCACGTGCATCACCACGTAAGGACAGTGACATATCCTCTAAGGTTTCCTTGTCAGTCTTAAAGCCACCCGCCGCAACATCAAACGTGTCGCGTGGAACCATCTTAAAGCCAGCAACCTCACCCGTACTCGTGTAAACCACGCCTTTACCTTCACACGTGCGGCAAATCCTAACAGCTTTTCCAACAGTACCATCCTTCTTCAGGGGGTTGTATCTGCCCTTGCCATTGCAGCTAGAACATTGTGAACCCACAGTCTTGTATATAACATCAGTCTCTCTCAGGACATGCCCTTTGAACTCAGCACGTGACATCCGGCGACGTTGCTTTGGTTTGCGGGTTGCACCACGCATCTCATGTCCCAAGTTAAACAGGGTTGCCCACTCTTTCTTATCCAAGACCTTACAGGAATACATGAGCATTGACCTGTCGTCTGGACTGTCGAGGTTGATGGGAGTGTCGCCCATAGCATGTTGGGCGAGTTCATTTAGGCGACGTTCTAGCTGGAACAGTTCCTCTTCGTATTCGTTTCTAATCTCAGATAGAGTCTGCCTGTTTATCTTGATGCCGTTCTGCTCGATGTGAGCCAGAACATTTGTCATCTCAAGCGACAGTCTTAGTGTTGGTATTAAGGTCATTGAATAATTCCTCAAACGATGAGCCAAAGGCTTTGAGTTGCGATAGTGCTACATCTTCTGTAGCGATTACGTCAGCGATACCGTACTCTACAATAGTGTCCCACGGGATGTCAAAGAATGTTTTACCTTCCTTGAAGTACGGCGAAATAAGGTCTTTCTCTTTTTGCACACCACCATACTTCTCTGCAACAGCAGATAATCCAAGAGGCCAGCGTCTGGCTTTCGCCAAAATATATTCCGCAACCATCGTATCATAAACATGTCCCTCGTACTTAAAGTTACATTCCCGTATCCAAGACAGGTCGAACTTGATGTTGTGGCCTATAACCACGTCAGCTAAGTTCAGCGCATCTTGGAATATATTGAAGCCATCCCGTGTTGGCGGTTCTGTGCTGTGGTCAAAACAAATGTAATGTACGCTTTCGTTGCGTAACCACTTGAATCCCACAGATACCAGTGTGTTGCCAAAATATGGGAGAGGTGTAGATGAACCATTGGGCTTCTCCTTGTGAGTTGTCTCCACGTCAAACGTCAGGACTTTCATCAGTAATATACCCCCGTGTGAACATCGATGTGGCTGGTAAACATCCCATGCCACCCATTCAGTTTGTTCTTAGAGATACAGATGTGTCTTGCTGTATTCTCTTCTTCAGATGTCCCGGTCTTTCCTATACCAATGATAACATCCGCCTCACCAGCTTTACCTGTACGTGACCCGTCCAACATAGAGTAGTCGATGAACTGGCGGTCATGCGCTTCGAAGCTGGCCTGTGATACTGACCATACCAGAAGTTTATTGCGCTTGGCAATCTCACGTGCTGTTACGTAAATCTCTTTCAGCTTCTCATCACCACGGTTGAACTCACCACCAATCCTAAACTTGTCTAGCTGGTCACAGAACATCACGTCCGGCTCATTAAGCTGGGCATACTCATTCAGTTCTTCCATAGATGTGCCTACCGAATCCATGACAATCAGATATGGTGCAACCTCATCGATGTAGCGTTGCTGTAGCACATGTCGTTCTTCGAGCATTTGTTGTCGGCTACGTTCAAAATAGGACTGGATGATACGCAGCTTAATCTTCTCTGCTGGTTCTTCGTTAGCCCAATACACAACCTTTTGTTTATTGCGTATGTAGTTCGCGGCAAGGAAAGCACAGAATGTTGTTTTACCTACCTCTGGACGGGCAAAGATGATACCAAGGTTGCCTCT